GGGTCATCCTCTCCCGTAAATATTTCGATAATGACTATTTTCACAATATGACCGATCGAGTTGTACTGTTTAATTCCAAGCTCTCCCATCTATCTCCTGTCCCCCCGACGATCGACTGGGAGAGAATCGTAAACGACTGGCTCGCGACGAAACGATCGCCCCACACCCGCCGGGTGTACTATCGGGACATCGAAAACTTTCTCGGTAGTCAGGACGGTTTGACCGCGGGGAAGTTTCTCACGCTCGATCGCCATCAAGCCTATGAAATCGTGACCCGCTATAAAGGGGAGATGATCCGATCGGGGCTGACCCCGGCGACGATTAACCGGCGATTGTCGGCCATCAAGAGCCTCGTTAACCACGCTTACCGGTGCGGACACTGTGAGTTTATGTTAGAAGCGGTGAAATCCGAGAAGCTGTCAGCCTACCGGGACACGACGGGTATCGACCCCGATACTTTTAAACGGGTGTTAGGGGCGATCGAGCGGGCCACGTTGAAAGGCGCGAGGGATTACGCCCTGTTAGTCCTGCTATGGTCTAACGCGTTGAGACGGTCGGAAGTGGCGACGGCCAACGTTGGGGACTTTGACCCGACCGCGGGAACCCTACGGATTTTCGGTAAAGGGAAGGGAAACCAAGCGGAAACCGTCTCGTTAGGAAAGGGGACGGTTAGGGCGATCGCTGACTGGCTGGCCGCCCGTGGGGAAAGTGACCCCGGACTCGCTCTATTTTGTTCGGTCAATCCAGGGTATCGATCGGGACGGCTCTCGACTCAGGGAATCTATAACGTGGTGCGAGAGCGCTGTCAGGACGCGGGAATCCTTAAAGTCATGTCCCCCCATCGTGTCCGGCACTCTTCGATCACCGCGGCGCTCGATGCCACGAATGGAGACGTGAGAAAGGTACAGAAGCTCTCCCGACACGCTAACCTTAATACTTTGATGATTTACGACGATAATCGGGTGAATCATCAGGGAGAGGTTACGGATTTACTCGACGGGTTGATCTGATGGGCGAGGTCAACAAAGTTTAATGTCCAAAACTCTTGCTATGTAAGGTTTATCGCCTTAGCGTACAAAATCGTTCCATTGCTACTCAAGGGCGAACTCTTTTTCTCTCTCTCTTTCGCCCGCCTCGCGCGCCCGGCGTATATCCTCTTTCGTGAACGGGACAAAGTCCCCGGACTCTAAGCTCTCGGTTAGGCGCTTGTAGCGTCGGGCAGGGTTGTCGTCGATAACGCGCAGGGCGAAGATAGTTCTCACGATATCCCGATGACGGGGAGAGAGATGCTCGAGCGACCAACTATCGTTGTCTACTTTGTCCGCCTGATCGCCGTCGGGGAATGGTAGCCCGTCCCCGTCATGGGGAAAATCGGGAATCAGCGATCGGTAGGTATCGTCGATCCGGATCTGCCCGTCATCAGAAATTTCGTTCGCGCCGTCCCGCTCGTTTTCTGCGTTTTTTCCGCTCTCGGCCATAGTTCACCTCGATACTACTCGCCACCGCGATCGTACCCCGATCCGCTAACTCGCGATCCACCGATCCACCGGAACGCGGCCCGCGGACTCTCCTCCCGTAGCTACCGCGGGCTATCGGTTTCGCCGCTCCGTCGAGCGGCGAAACCGCTTTCTCTGTAAGCCGCGCCGATCTGGTCACGAGAGAGCGGTCTAGATTTTTGTATAGTCGATGTATTGACAATGCTTACTCATTTGTGTATACTGATGTATAGTCAGTCAAAAGCGACCGGGACAGATTCCACTCACGCCCGATCGCCTATCCAAAGGATGAAACTATGTTAACCCGAAAAGACGAAGCTATCTGGCAATTCCTGTGCGCGTTCAACGCGTGGAAAAACACCCCGCGGGAACCTCTCCCCGCCGAAGACATCGCTTATCTTGAAAAACACGGAATAACCGCGGATTTTCTTTCCCAAGCCCACGCCCGAATGATCGAGTTCGCAAACGCCGCTCTCTTCGAGTTCACGGACACGGGGATAGTCATCCGTACCGACTCGATCGACGTGGCGGACCAGGTACGGACGATCGAGCGCGATCTGAATGACCCGGCGATCGGGACGATCGATATTTACATTTGGGGACAAAAATTTTGGGAGTGGGAGAAAAAGACCCGCTAACTTCATGGCGCAGGACAGAACGCCTGCGCCATGAAGTTTTTTAACAGGGTTCGCTTTTTCCCGGTCGTTTTTTCCGTCGTCGATTTTGGGGGACTTTCCGCCGACGTGCGGTACTTTTCGCATCGATCGCGCGCTAGTTCGGGAAAAAATCGTTCATCCCGCCACTATCCGGCTCGTTCCATGTCTTTTGCGAGCTTTTAGGAGGAAAAACGAGTCTAATACGTCGCAGTTAATTTAAAAGCTCTCGTAGACACTTGTTTTCTTGCTATCCGATCGTTTACTATCGAATAGCGATAAAAGTTAATACATTAGATCGGCTATTGACCTTGAGATATGCGTAGAATTTTCGATCCCAACATCGACACTAGGACGAGGACGATCGCCGTGAAACTTCCAGAGTCCGAAATACAAGAGTTTCTTCAGCTATCGAGAGCCTATAAAGAACCCACCGCGTCGAGCTTCCTGCGAAAACTTGTCCGGCAGATGATCGCGGCGCATCGCCTACCGACATAAAATAAAATCACCTCAACCGCGCTAACAGTTGAGGTTAATTTAACAGCGCTGCGCTAACAGTGCTTAACAAAATGAAAAATTGTACTCTCATCGTAAACGATCGAGTAGACGATCGAAAGGCTTCCGTTAAAACTTGTAATCCGACCCGCTCAAAATTCCATTGTAATCGGGATAAAGGTAAAGTCTACCATAACTATCCCGATCGCTCGGAAGGATCGGTGGATCGGCTTTCGCTCCCGAACGACGGGGCGATCGCCCCTCCCTACCCGCTCCAGATCGAGGCGATACCGATCGAGGAACGAATAAGGCCGGATTTCCTCTGCCGGCTCGTCCACACGGGATCGGGGTTACGGGTACGCGGTCAGTTCACCCCCGCGGAAGCGTCGGAAATTCTTGATCGAACGCAGGAATGGGACTGGACGATCGGGGACGATCGCCGCCCGACCTGCTCGAAAAAGCTTCTCGCTCTCTTGGAGTCGATCGCCGGGAAAGAAGACGATCGTCCGTTAGGATTCGCGGGAGGTGGGGACGATGCTTAAAACCTTCTCCCGCTCTAACCCCTGCCCGATCTGCGATGGTGGGGCTGATTGTCGGTACGATACGGACGGAAATTTAATTCTCTGTCACGGTCATATCGACTTCGACCCCGATCATCCCGATTGGCATTTTGTCAGGCCGTCGCCTACAGGAGTATGGGGGACATTCGTTCCCCGAAAAGACGAACGGTTCGACCGCGGACGATGGCTCGAACAGAAAGCCGAACGCGAGTTAAAAGCGAGACGGGAGAAAGAGGCCCGCGCTCTCGGTTCGCTGTCGATCAAGGAACGGGATAAAGCTATCCGATCGATCTCGTCCTATATCGGGTTATCCCGTCGCCACCGTCAGGCTTTACTCGATCGGGGACTGACCGAAGAACAGATAAAAGCGGGGTTATTTTTCACCGTCGAGCCGGGCGTTCGGGTTCCCGCGGGTACTCCCGCCAACCTCGCCGGGGTGATAGACGGGAAAATCGCGGCCTCCCGTCCCGGTTTCGCGTGTATCACTTTCGATCGCCGCGGCCGCACTACCGGCTGGCAAGTCCGATTAGACAACGCCGAAGATGGAAATAAATATCGATGGGCGAAAGGGAGTCATTCGAGCCATTTACCGAACGGTGAGTTACCGGCTACCGTTATTAATCGCGCCGAGGATAAGTCCCGAGGGTGGATACCGGAAGGAATATTAAAGCCTTTCGCGTCGGCCTGCCGACACTCGATTAACTGTTTAGGAGTCTCCGGGGGATGGCTCGATAAATCTCCCGAACAGGTTAAAGAAAGCGTCGCGGAATACGGCGAACTGGTCATCGTCCCGGACGCGGGGGACGTTGCGAACCCGCAAGTAATGAAACGATGGAGAAAGCAGATCGCTTTCTTGAAGTCGCTAGGGAAACCCGTATCGGTCGCGTGGTGGGGACAGCGATCGAAAGAGGACGACGATATAGACGAGCTATCGTCTCTCGACTCGATCGCCCTCCTATCCCCCGATGAATTTTTCGCTCTCGCACTTGATCGACAAGACCGCTCTCACCCCGAATGCGAACCCGACCCAGAACTATACTCGCAATATATCGAGGCCGAGGAAGAACGGGGACGGGTAGAGGACGCGATCGATTTCGAGCGGGAACGAGAGAAAAAAGCCGAGCGGGAACGCAAGATCATCGAGGTACAGAAAAAACTCAACTCCCTCACCTACAAGCCCGATCTAGAGTTCAATTCCCTGCGATTCCCCGACCTCGCGGGAATGATGCGACGGGGCGAAATCCCGATGACGGGGATTCTCGGTTTAAAGGGCGCGAAAGGATTGGGGAAATCCCACCAAGCCGAACAAATTATCGCTCTATGGCGTTCTCTCGGCCTTCCGGTCATTTCCATCACGCCTAGAATCGCCCTCGGTCGCGAACAAGCCGAGCGATGGGGTATTCGATGGATAGACGAGAGCGGGAATATGAAGATCGAGGATTGGAAAACGGTCGGGTTGTGTTTCGACTCTATGGGGAAACTATACTCCCGATCGTGGGCGGGAGCGTTGGTAATTCTCGACGAGAGCGAGCTAGGACTAGAACATCTCGCCACTTCCGGAACCTGTCGCGACCGCCGGGCTTTTCTCTTGAAAGTCTTCCGGGAGAAGATCCCCGAATGTATAAGCGGGGGAGGGCTGGTCATGGCGATCGATGCCGATCTGACAGATGTTACCCTCAACTACCTCGCGGCTCTCTGTCCCGTACCGCCGCAGATCTTCAATATCGTGAATAACGCACTCGCCCCACGTTGGAGAGTCTCTTTCTATACGGGCAAGAAAGAGGATCTGTACACCGAAATTCACGAGGCGGTACGGGACGGTCGCAAGCTCGCTATCGCTACCGACAGCAAAAAAGAGGCGATAGCACTAGAACGACGGCTAAACGAGCGTTTCAAGGATCTAGATCTCAGAATCGTTAATATTCACTCGGACTCGTGCCGCGAGCCGTGGGGTCAGGATTTCGTGAGACGGCCGAACGAGTCGATCGAGCGGGAAAAACCCGACGTTCTGATCTACACGCCAAGTATGGGGACGGGCGTGAGTATCGATGTTCCGTGGTTCGAGAAAGTTTACGGGATCTTTTTCGGGGTTATCTCTCCCAATCAAGCGCGGCAGATGCTCGCGAGAATTCGCGCCCCGATCGATCGCATTGTATGGGCGGCCGAGCGGGGATTGCCCCACGGCGGATGCCCCTCTCCCCTCCCCGATGTCGTCAAACGCAACATCGGAAAGAAAACCCGCCATGCGATAAAAGTCAGCAATTTCGCCTCGATGTCTCTAGAGGAACTAATCGAGATCGCCGGGGGCGATGATGGGGGGGAATGGCCCGATCGGATCATTTCGGTAGCCACCGACATCCAGAACGCGCGGGGCGCGTGGAATAATCCTCATCTCGACCTATACGCAAACATCATCGCCCGGAAAAATTACCAGATTCCCCAATTCGCGCTCTGTTTACGAGAAGGATTAATCGAGGAAGGTCACGAGATAGGCGATTACTCTTGCGAGGAAAGCGGGACGATCTCTACCACTATTGCGGGGATCAAAGAAGACATAGATCGCGAGGATGCCGAGAGAATAGCCACCGCTCCCGAAATCGATCTCGAAACCGCGCGGGCGTTAGACCGACAGAAACAAAACCTCTCGAAAGAGGACACCGCGAAAGTCACGAAAGCTTTCCTGAAAGACGAGTTACCCGGTATCGACCTCACGACCGAGTTCGTCTATAAAGCTGTCATCGCCGATCGCCGTCGCTGGCTGAACGCTCACAAACTTTTTTACTACTGCAAACATCTTGAAATCACGAAATCCCTCGACAGATCGAGTCTAGCCCACGGGGTCAAAAAATTTGCGATAGGGGATACCTTTTTAGCCGATTTTAGACCCCTCTCCCCTCAAGTGAAGCTAATCACCGATCTAAGACTTTTCGACCTGTTAGGGGTCGATCTAGAAGGGGAAGAGAAGACACTGAAGACAACCGATGATGATGTAAATCAATTTCGAGATCTGGCCTATTTTTACAAGCACCGGATATATACCGCGTTCAACCTCACGGTCAAAAAAACTAGCGACCCCATCTATTTAATCAAAAGGCTATGCGATCGGGTCGGTTTAGTCCTGACCGGCCAGCGGGTACGCGAGGGAGAGAATCTTTATCGAGAGTACCGGCTCGACCGCGAATCCCTCAACGACCCCGACCGGCTTGCGGTACTTGCGTCCCTCGATCGGAAGCATGAAAAAATCGCTGATCGACAGCCCTTAAATCCAGATATATCAACCGATTCGAGTGTTCCAGACCAGTCGGTTATTGTATTAAATAAAAAGGTCAGTCTGGAACAAGATGGTGTCGGTTATCCCGTACCCGACCGGCTTGCGGATCTATACGAGCGTGGACGGGGCGTGGCGGGCGATTTTCCCGAATCAGATATTACCGACCTAGCCGCAATGATCGTCTCGCTCTCTCCCGATGACGGGGATTGTTGGGAGTTCCTAAGAACCTTCCCCCCGCGGCTGATCTACTTAGCGATCAAGGCGATCGAGTCGGGGAGGGAATCGATCGATCCCTACTGGAAAGTGACTCTCGCCAGAGCGGGTTAACCCAAAAAAACGAATTCACCCAATCACAAAAGAGGCTAAAACTATGGATCACAACGAACTCAGCTTAGAATTTGATAGAATCGAAGCGTTACCTCTCTGGCAGAGACCGCTCGAACTCGCAACGCTGGCGAAAAGCTGTAAAGTACCGAAAACGACTTTTATAAAGTCGTTCGGGATCTATTCCCGTTCCCGAAAAAAATCCCTGTAACCAACCTACCCATTGATAATTATGTCTAGAAAAATACCGAAATACGACGAAATATTAAGCCCAATCCAACTACAGGCGATCGCCAGCGTAACCGGTCTAGCCCGCGAGACGATCCGAAGGCTGAGAGATTTCCTAGACGATCTTCTAAGGGTGGCCACAAACGCTATAGATACCCTATATAGCAAATGTGGCCACCCCCCCGATTCCCCGGAACCCCTACCCGATGATGCGGTTTTTCTCGCGAGAGAATACCTACCGCTCGCGGCCGACGGGGAATTATTAGGGGAATTCGAGACGGTTCTAGACAGTTTCCCCCAGCGGTACTGGCTCTTGATATGGGAATCGATACCCGTACTGACGCGCGAGAAGCTTTTAAGTCGGTTGATCGACGCTTGTAGCGCGGGAGAGATGGCGATCGATCCCGGCGGAGGTGGAACCGCGTGACCCCGCTCGCGCTGGTGGCGATCGAGCGGCCGTTCCCGAAACTCCCGAACACCATACCCCCGGAGAAGACATGGCGAGAAAAGATTCCCCTTCCGGTAAAACCGGCTCCCAAAAAGTAAAACGCGCCGAAAAACATTACGAGGCGTTAAGGCTCCGGCGCAACGGGTGTACTTATGACGAGATCGCCGCGGAACTCGGTATCGGCCGCTCTACCGCGCACGAGTACGTCCGCTCGGCCCTCGCCGATCTCGCCGAACAGTCGATCACCGAGGCGAATTTGCTCCGAGTATTGTTGTCGGAACGTCTCGATCGTCTGTACTCGATCGCCTACAAAAAAGCGGAGAGTGAGGGGGATATTAAAGCCGTCAACACCTGCGTCGGGATTGTCCGGCAACAAGCAGAACTCTACGGACTGAACGCGGGCCGTCAGCCTATCAACGAACTCGCGGCGCTAGAGGTGTTGGTTCGATCGGGCTGGATCGACGGCGAAGTTTTAGGGGCGATCGCCGATCGGCTGTCAGCTTTCAAAGCGGACATCGCCATCATCATGCAGAGGGAGAAAAATTGATGAGGTTGAAAGCGCGAACCGACGCGAACCAACGGGAGATCGTCGAGGCGTTGCGGGCGATCGGCTGTAGTGTTCTCGTCCTATCGGCGATCGGGAAAGGTTGTCCAGATATTCTCGTCGGGTACGCTAGTAAGAACTACCTTCTCGAAATTAAGGACGGCGTGAAAAAGTCCTCCAATCGCCGATTAACTCCCGACGAGGAGCGGTTTCACTGGGAGTGGCGCGGGCAAGTCTGCGTCGTCGAAAACGTCGATCGGGCGATCGATGCGATCGGGTACAGAATAGAAGATAGCGGAGGAAAAAAACGACAAAACGAAGATGAGAGAGAATAAAAATTAAGCATTGAAAAAAATCTATGCGAGCTGTCCCGAAAAAAAGCGGTGTCGGGAGATGTTTGCGGGAACTCTAGCGGGTAGAGTCCGATCAAAGTCGGGACGGGCGTTCCGTGCGTTCGCGCCTGCGGCGATCGGGTTTTTATTTTCCCCCGCTATCTACGATGCTTTACGATAATTGCCCACAGTGTGGGGAACCTGTAAACCCGCCGATTCCCTCGATCCGTCGCCAGGTCTGCTATTCTTGCGGGTGGTCGGGAGAGGAGGTCGAGATCGTTTCTCCCCCAAAAAGCGAGTCCGAGAATTCGATCGTTGCGAAGTTAAAGTCCAAAGGTTTCCGTCGATGGGGAATAATAATCGGTTTGTCGCTTGTTCTTCTCGCGGGCGCGACCTATTGTCATAACGAGCGGGAGAAGCGGCTGGCGAGCGAGCGGGTTCGGAAAGAAATAGACGTAGCCTTAGCTGCGATCGAGAAGATCGATTCTAGCTTAGAGGTGGGAATTAATATTACCGAATACGAGCGTTTGGTTCTAGACGCGAAATATCCTCTCGACGCTCTCGCGGAACTCGATACGGACAGTGTGAACGCGAGGGCGATCGAGAGTGTGAATCGGGCTTTCTCTGGATACTTATTAGGGTTGCGTTGGTGGCGTTGCAAGATCAAAGGATGGCGAGATCAAGAAGATGTAAGGTGTTGGGATGACTTATTACCGGAACTTTTCGCCTATTCAGACTTGCTTGAAAGAGTGATTCGACCCAAATTAACATCAGACCCGATTCGACCGCAGACTACCGATCTAAATGGAAGCGGGGTACTACAACTGATATGGGAGGAGGCGGGACTTGGCCTGAGTGAAGCGCGTTCGGCGTTAGTTCTAGAAAAATAAGGTAGGTTGTTCTTCGGATCGTTTTCCCCACTAAACCCGCGGTTCGGGATAGCCGACATCGATATAGTTCTTGGCCGTCCCGCTCCCCGGTTCTGCCCCGACTTTCCGGATTCCGAACACGGGTTTCCCCTTCGCTCTCGATATTTTCGCTTGGAATGCGTGCGAGTCTCCCCCGTACCCGCGCCCGACGGCGATCGCGTGCGCTTCTTTGAGTCCGAGCCGTTTCGTAACGGGACTCTTCGCAACCTCCCCGTCCGGTTCCTCGAAGATCGGCGCGAGGACGGCCGCCGATACCCCTTCCCCCCCGTCGATCTCTTCATCGTCGGGAGAATCGTTCGGATTTTTCCCGAACTGTAGTTCCGCGATCTCTTGCCTCAGCGCCTCGTTTTCGGCCGCGAGGCTTTTTACTTTCCCAATAGTTCCGCGATCCGTTCTTTATCCGCGCCCCGATCGCTTTCGGCGAGGCTTCGGCGAGCGAGCGTTTCCTTTCGGATCGCGTCGTCGTGTTCCCGAACTGTCGTCGCCACTCCTTCAACGACAGTTTGGAGTGCGGCGATCGACTGCTCGATCTCGACTATACGGGAATCGTCTATACGGCTAGTCATGACTATCCGCTCGTCTAGCTGACCGTCTAAACACGCGTCTACCACGTCGTAAAGGAAAGTAGAGAGATTCAGATTTCTTTGTTCCGTCCACTTTTTAAACGCTTCTAACTTCTCGCCCTCGATGCGAATCGTGATCAGTTTATCTTTCGCCATATTGACTAGACCCTGTATTTACGTCTAATCACAGTCTAGTCTTTTTTCTTGAAAATGTCTAGTCAGAGTATTGACATTGTTTAGTCAATTGAGTATACTATGTATAGACACTAAAAAGCGATCGCCTCAAGCTACCAACTTCCAGCGATCGCCTACCCCAAAAAGGAGTAACCCCAGTATGAAACTAATCACCGCGATGGTCAAAGGACAGCCCCGCGAGGTCAACACGAAATACGGTCAACGGGCTGTCATGGACTGCCTCACCCCGGACGGTCAGGAAGTCTCGATCTGGCGTAACGCCGGCGATCGGGAAGTTCTCGGACGGCGAAACGGGGAACGGGTCACGCTCGGACTCGATAGCAAAGGAAAATACAGCCTAGTCGAAACCGCGTCTACCCACTTGGCCGATCCTTACGCCCTGGCTACCGCTACCGCGCCCGTTCCTGTTAAGCCGGTCGCCCCGGCGGTAGCCGATACCGAAACCGAAACGAGCGAGGGGTTCCTTTCCCCTAGCCAGAAACGGGAAATCGCGGGCTATGTTGGCCAAATGGCCGATCTGTTTAACTTCTGTCTGACCACGGTAGATCAACGGGTACAGAACATTGAGAGCGAAGATCGCCGGGCGATCGCCACGACGCTCTACCTAAGCGCTCAGAAACAATTCGGACTCTAACCCGTGACGGGAGGGGAACGCGTTCCCTTCTCCCTACCAATCAGACAGGAGAAAACTATGGACTATCTCAAAGAATACCGAGCGACCCGCGAGTATCCCTATCGGGAATGTACAAAATTCCCCGATTTCGAGGTCAGGCAGGGGCATTACGTCACCGCTCGTAATGCCGAAGAAGCCTTAGAAATCATGGCGAAACGGTTCCCGGAGGATGTAGCCGCGGGCTACTGGTTCGCGCTGAAACACTGGAGAGACATCGGGTAAACCACCGCGGAACGGATACCCCATAATAAAAGTTATTCCCCCGTCGATGCCAGTCGATCGGGGGAAGGAAAATTCAAACCTAATAGGAGTCTATCGTATGACAGCCGTTACCGAGAACGATTTGAAGCGGTTAGAAGATTTAATCATCAACGGTCAGAAGGCGATCGAATCCCGACTGACAGCGATCGAGAGCGGGCAAAGCAAACTAACCGAGAAAGTGGACGGGATAGATAAACGCCTAACGTCGATCGAGACCCGTCTGGAAGACTGGAAACCCTCGATCGATAAAACGGCCGACCTCGCAGAAAAAGTCGGGGAACTGAAGAACTGGCGCTCGATCGCCTTCCTGATACTGGGAGCGATCGCCGGTTGGGTGGCGCGGAACTCGATCGGGAATCCCTAGAACCGGCCCGCGGCTAGTCCCGCGGGTCATCCTCTCCCGTAAATATTTCGATAATGACTATTTTCACAATATGACCGATCGAGTTGTACTGTTTAATTCCAAGCTCTCCCATCTATCTCCTGTCCCCCCGACGATCGACTGGGAGAGAAT